TGCGAGATAAAGATGGGCCTGACTGAAGACCTAGAGGCATGTAGTTTCTTTGCGCGTAACGTGTGGTTTCGCGGTATCGCGGACTTACTGATACTAAATAGAGAAGATAAACTGGCTTGGGTCATTGACTACAAGACAGGTAAGTCGGCAAGATATGCAGACAAAGGGCAGCTAGAGCTAATGGCATTGGCTACCTTTAAGCACTACCCCGAAGTAGAGACTATTCGGGCTGGCTTGCTGTTTGTAGTAAGTAACGATTTGATACGGGATCGCTATACGACTGAAGATGAAGAGAGGTTGTGGGCCAAGTGGTTGGATAATTACAACGACATGGAAACAGCTTTTGAGAATGATACGTGGAACCCCAACCCGAGTGGCCTATGTAAAGCATGGTGTCCAGTGTTGGAGTGTCCACACAATGGGAAGAATTAATGCCGTATAAAAATAAAGCAGACCGCAAGAAACAGAAGAACCCACCAGTGGGCAGTGCTGCACATGAAGCTCGTATGGAGCGACAACGTGCGCGTCGAGCTATGGACAAGGCAGGGCGCGATGCCAATAAAAACGGTAAGGCTGACAAACGTGAAGGGAAAGACGTTAGTCATAACAAGATGCTCAGTAAGGGGGGCAGCAACAGAGATGGCGTACGTATAGAAAGCGCCAATAAAAACAGAAGTCGTAATGGCAAAAGGCCAAAGCGAACAAGATAAGACCGAGGTGTTTCCTACCTGTTAACACGTTCCCGTCCGTGTGGTCGAAGGCGGGACTTATTAGGCCAGATCGTTGTCATTTCGATCCTGAGCACGTTCCCGTCCGTGTGGTCGAAGGCGGGACTTTTTTGAATGACTGCACGGAGTGACTACCCACCCCCCTCCACTTCGTGATCCAGCACGTTCCCGTCCGTGTAGTCGAAGGCGGGACTAAAAAGGAGACCAAGTTGAAAGTTGTATATAACAAAGCACTTCTATTACGCCTTAAAAATCCGGGCAAGGTCACCACTGTAATACCCAAGAGCAAGGAGTTATCAGGAAACAGAGTGGTAGTTAATTGGGGTGTGGATGAAACACATGTACTCAAGAACTTAAACATACAAGCACCGTCCCCCATTGAGGGTAAGTACAAGTGGACAGGTAAGTACGAGCCGTTCAGCCACCAAAAAACCACATCAGGGTTTCTCACACTCAACAAACGTGCGTTTTGTTTTAACGAGCAGGGCACAGGTAAGACCGCCAGTGCTATATGGGCGGCAGACTTTTTATTCAACCAAGGCAAGATCAACCGCGTCCTAGTTATCTGTCCTCTGTCGATTATGGATTCGGCATGGCGCAAGGATCTGTTTGACTTTGCCATGCACCGCACAGTAGATATTGCTTACGGCTCGGCCAAAAAACGTGCTGCGGTAATCGCGGGTGACGCAGAGTTTGTCATAATAAATTATGACGGTGTGGAAATAGTCGCTGACGCCATAGCGGACAGTGGGTTTGATTTGATAATTGTAGATGAAGCAACTCACTATAAGAATGCACAGACAAAGCGATGGAAAACGCTCAACAAACTACTCACCACAGATATGTGGCTCTGGTTACTTACAGGCACACCCGCTGCACAAAGCCCTGTGGATGCTTATGGGCTAGCCAAGCTAGTCAATCCGAAAGGTGTGCCACGATTTTTTGGTTCTTTCCGCGACATGGTTATGTACAAAGTAACCAACTTCAAATGGGTGCCTAAACCCAACGCTACTGAGACAGTGTTCAACGCACTACAACCAGCAATACGTTACACCAAAGATGAATGTCTGGATCTGCCAGACATGATTTACGTTACACGCGACATACCGTTAACGCGCCAACAAGAAAAGTATTACAAAGAACTAAAAGACAAGATGATTATGCAAGCGGCTGGTGAGGATGTTACTGCCGCTACCGCCGCCGTGAATATGAACAAGCTACTGCAAATCAGTTCCGGTGCTGTGTACACCGATTCTGGTGAGACCATAGAGTTTGATACCAAGCACCGATATAAGGTGTTGCGTGAAGTAATAGACGAGTCAAGCAAGAAAGTTTTGATATTTGTGCCGTTCAAGCACACGATAGATTTGCTTACAGGGAAGCTACGAGCGGATGGCATACCCACTGAGGTGATTAGCGGTGCAGTGAAAGCAGGGGATCGCACGCGTATATTCAAAGAATTTCAAGAGACAGACAACCCCAGAGTGTTGGTAATTCAGCCGCAAGCAGCTGCACACGGTGTCACACTAACCGCTGCAAACACTGTGGTTTGGTGGGGGCCAACGAGTTCTGTGGAGACTTATGCACAGGCAAACGCCCGTGTACACAGAGCGGGTCAAGATCATAAATGCACTGTCGTACAGCTACAGGGTTCTAGCGTCGAAAAACGTGTATACGCATTACTTAACAACAAAATAGATACCCACACAAAAATTATTGATCTTTACAAGGAAATACTTGACTAACGCATAAGCTACCTTTAGATTGCAGTTCTCGGCAATGAATAGGACACAAACATGGCTGATGCAAAAGTAGTAGATAGTGTCACCTTGGAGAAATTGACTAGGGTTTATCTCAAGATCAAGGGCGAAAGGGAACGTCTGTCTGCTGAATTTAGGGAAGCTGACGACAAATTAGTCGCGCAGCAAAATAAAATAAAAAGCGCACTCTTGGATCATTTGAAAGATACGGGGGCCAAGAGCGTCAAGACTGATGCCGGTACGTTCTACCGTACTGTGAAGCAAAAGTATTGGACGAGTGATTGGGAATCCATGCACAAGTTTATCTTGGAGCATGAGGTGCCTGAGTTCTTGGAGAAGCGTTTACACCAAGGGGCAGTCAAAGGGTTCTTAGAAGAGAACCCAGACCTGTTGCCGAAAGGGTTAAACGTGGATTCGGAGTACGCTGTGACAGTAAGGAAAGCATAATGGAGCAGCTAGTTCCGATTGAAGAAGTGGCAAAGCACTTCGGTATATCCTTGTCCACTGCACGTAAATGGGTGCGTGATGGGGTAATCCCTTCTAACACCTACGTAAAAGTAGGAAAAACTCAGCGGTTTGCATTAGCGGAAGCGTCAAAAGCTGTTCTAGCACGCACTGGCACAGAAGACGTTGCAGCGGTTGAAGACCCTGATGAGTTCGATCCCACGGCATTTGATCCCGACGCAGACCTATAGTGCGCCGAATCAGCATACAGGGTAGTAAGTTTACGGGTCTGGTAGATCAGCCAGAAGGTAGCATTTGCTGTTCCATAGACGTAGTTATAGTGAACGCAGCGGATGTATCCCGTTCGTATTACAAAGACGATTACGTGGTTGGAGCTAAGAAGTTACCTACATGCTGGTCAACAGACACTCAAAGACCTGCACCCGAAGTGCCAGAAGACCAGAGACAGAGTGCACGTTGCTTAGACTGTACTCAGAATGTACGAGGTTCGGGGAACGCAGGGGGTAGGGCTTGTAGATTTCATCAACGCCTAGCGGTTGTTGAAGATCATGCACTGGATACGGTATATCAGTTGCAAGTCCCTGCCTCGTCTATATTTGGTAAGGAGCAGGGGGGCGGTATGCCACTACAGGCTTACTCCAAATTTTTATCTGGGCATGGAACGCCCTCAATAGCGGTGGTCACTAGGATAGGTTTTGATGGAGGCAGTTCTGTGCCTAAGTTGACTTTCTATCCGCAGCGACCACTAGAAGAAAAAGAACTTGAAGAAGTCCGGCTCATGGTAGATCACGAGGACACGTTACAGGCAATCGCATTCAAAGTGGATTTGCATAACGTCAACGGCGGCTCGCCATTTGCGGAAACGGAAGGGTTCACAATAGCCTAAGTCAAGGAGACCAACATGGCTGAAGTAGATATGTATTACACACTGGAGAACGTCGAAGCTCTCTACCCAAGAATCAACACCACTTACAAGTTTGACAATAAAGCAAACGGTGGGAAAGGTGGTTCTGTTAAGTGTGATCCACTAGATGACGGTGCGGCATACGAGATGTCTTTTGTGATGTCTGAGAAAAAAGCAAAGGCTTTGTACAAGTCAATGAAAGCGGCGTATGACGCTAAGAAAGAAGGTAGCTGGCCTGAGAAGTTCCCACTGCCGTTTAAGAAAAACGATGACGGTAACTATATTGGCAAGGGCAAGCTAAAAGGTGCTTACGGCACCGATTTGACTAAACCCCCACTACAAGTAGATGCGAAGAACAACGAGCTACCAAAAGATTTTCAGCTGACTACGGGCAGCATTGTGAATATTGCGGTTACTTTTGTGCCGTACAACATGCGCGAAAATGGCGTAAGCCTACGCTTGAACGGTGTGCAGGTAATAGATTACAAGCCTATGGCTTCTCGCTCACCGTTTGGTGTGGTAGAGGGGTACGTAGCGCAGCCTGACAATCCGTTCAGTGACACTACCAGCACGCAAGTTGAGTCAGAAGATGATGACTCGGATGACATATTTGGCGATGAGCCAGATACCTCTGCCGCAACAGAGGAACCCAAAAAGAAGGTCGTTAAGAAGTCCGCACCCGCACCCTCGGACGACGAAGACCTGAGTGACGTTATCGACGAATGGGACGACTAAGCCGGTAACACTCCACTATGGCTAGGCATTGCCGAAGAGGGTGCGCCGACACCCCTGCCATAGTGTCTTTCGGCATTGGGTGCAAATATGAATACGATAGAATTTTTAAGGTGGGTGTTACCCCCCAAAGGAGTGTATGTTCTCTTCAGAAATAGTCTGGTTGAAGGCAGACATCGCCAAGCGTACTTTCATTCATTGGAAGATTTGGCCGAAGCCGCAGATTACTACGACAGCGAGGGGTGGGATACATACTTCGCTGTAAGTAATTATAAGAAAGAGGGCACACGCAAAGGCGAAGACGCTGACAAAACTAAGGCGTTTTTCTTGGATCTGGATTGTGGGCCAGAAAAAGAGTTCTCTACAAAAAAGGCCGCACTGCAAGAGCTTCAAAGGTTTTGCGTTGCAACGACGTTACCAAAACCGCTTATAGTGGATTCGGGGCGTGGACTGCATGTTTATTGGGTTCTCACCGAGCCTGTGGCAGTAGAACAATGGAAGATAGTAGCTGACCGATTTAAGGCCGCGTGTGCAGAACACAACTTTGATATAGATACTTCAGTGCCAGCCGACACCGCGAGAGTGTTACGTGTGCTGGGCACGCACAACCACAAACCAGATACCCCTGCTCCCGTTAAGCTGGTAAATGCTATACCTGACACGGTTAACTTTGATTGGTTTGCCAGCAAGATTGGGCTGGATACGATACCAGTTCCTCAAAAGCGTGTAAGCGAAGATGGGCCAGCAAGCCTACGCGATGCATTACTGCAAAACATCAAATACAGTTTCAAGAACATACTTCTAAAATCTCAAGAAGGCACAGGCTGTAGACAGCTAAAACGAATAATAGGTGGGCAAGCTGAAGCAAGTGAGCCTATGTGGAGAGCAGGGCTATCTATAGCCAAGTTCTGTGAAGACGGTGAAAAGGCAGCGCAAAAAATATCAAAGAAGCACCCTGAGTATACGCCAGAGCTTACGCTCAAAAAATTGGATCTTATTAAGGGGCCGTACCGCTGCACGACGTTTGATGAAAACGAAGCAGGTATATGCACCGAATGCCCTCACTGGGGCAAGATAAAGTCGCCGTTGATTTTGGGTAGAAAGATTGCCGAAGCCAAACTAGGTGAAGATGGTACTTATAGTGAAGTCTCTGACTTGTCTGAGGATAATCTATATGACGTAGAGGACTACCCAGAATACGTTATACCCGCATACCCACGTCCATACTTTCGAGGCGCATCTGGCGGCATCTACGTTCGCAACGTCAGCATAGACGGAGAAGTGGATGAGAAAGTTATTTACCACAATGATTTATACATAACGAAACGGCTGCTAGATGTGGAAGCCGGTGAGTCAGTCGTGTTTAGGTTACACCTACCAAAGGACGGGGTACGTGAGTTTACGCTACCGCTCACTGCGGTTATTTCAAAAGAAGAGTTCCGAAAACAGATGGCAATGAACGGTGTTGCTGTCCCTAGAATAGATGACTTGTTGCAATATATGGTTACTTGGATAAATGAATTACAGGCCACTTCTACAGCAGATGTGGCACGGCGACAGTTCGGCTGGGTGGATGATGAGGCGACTGCGTTCGTTGTGGGTGACAAGGAAGTGCACGCCGACAAGATAAAGTACAACCCACCATCTACGCCTACAGCAGCTTTAATCCCTTACTTTGAACCCAAGGGCACCTTAGAAGCGTGGAAGGAGATGGCTAATTTCTACAACACCAGACCGGATCTAGTGATGCACCAGTACGTGGTGGGCACTGCATTCGGCGCACCCCTTATGCACTTCTTACCTCAGAACGCCTGTGCCCTACACATACACGCCAACATAAGCGGCTGTGGTAAGTCTGCATGTATGCAGGTGGCAGCATCAGTGTGGGGCTACGTCAAGAACACGATGCTTGATGAACGTGATACTGAGTCTATGAAGTTCAATCGTGCAGAGGTGCTACATAACCTACCGTTTTACATAGACGAATTAACGAACGAGAAGGACGACAAGCTGAGTGACCTAGCGTATCAGCTATCTTCTGGTCAGCAACGGGGGCGTATGGCAGGTGGGGCTAACCTAGAACGTGCACGCGGAGAACCGTGGAAGTTCTTATCTGTTACTTCTGGTAACTCTAGTGTTATAGAAAAGATTAGCGCAAAGAAACAACAGCCCAAAGCCGAAGCACAACGTATGTTGGAGTGGCCTGCTAAGAAGGTGTTCGACTCTGTAGACGATAAGCGTATGACAGATGCGTTTGAAGCGAAGCTAACGGCTAACTACGGCCATGCAGGAATACCTTATATACAGTGGGTCATACAGAACGTAGAGGAAGTAAAAAAGAAACTTAGAGAAATGCAGGTTCGGGTTGATACTACGGCAGGGCTTAAAGCAGAGAACAGGTTCTGGTCAGCGGGTGTTGCTTGCACACTTACAGGTATTTTCTTCGCCAATAAACTAGGATTACTGGACTACGACGTAGAAGAAGTCTTTAATTGGTCAATGAAGTTACTTGAAGCTAACCTCAACGCTGTAGAGAACATGAGCGTGTCTGTAGAACAGACATTGAACGAATACTTATACGATAACTACAGCAACATCTTGATGATTAAAAGCACTGATGACTTGCGTAGTAAGCAGGGTGAAGGCAATGGCTTGGACAAGCTCGTCATACCCGATGCTACTCCTAAAATTAAGTTAGTGGCCCGATACGAAACCGATTTGAAAAAAGTTTATTTGTTACCCAAGCCTTTGAAGCTATGGTGCTCGGCGCAACAGATAAACTACAGTGCGTTTTTAAGTGATTTGAAATCTAAGATGGGTGCAAAGCGGGACAAGGTACGCTTAGACAAGGGCACCCTGCTTAAACTAGATCCACAGGACGTTATAATAGTAGCCATGAAATCTTTTGACGAAAAACGTGGGAAGCAGGATGACGTTGACGCTGACGAATGAAGGCGTACTAAAACTACATGACCTTAACCCTGACGGTGTACGTATCGTTGTCGATTGGGGATCTATGGTAGCTGGCAGTTCGATATTTGTGCCATGTATCAACACAACCAAAGCCCTAGAACAAGTTAGACATATCTGCGTGGAGCGATTTGAATGGGAAATTAAAGCAAAAAGTTGCTTTTCTGGGCAGTTTCTAGGTGTTCGCGTTTGGAGATTAACGTGATACTATCCGCGTTGATAAGGTCATGGTCTCCTTACCTTCCGGTCTTATCTTTCTCCTGCCCCTTGTCGTAATCCCCGTCTTACGGCAAGGGGTTTTTACAATCCCAAGTCTTCCCATATTGTCAGCGTGTCATCGTACTCGGCAGCACTTTGCTTGAGGTCGTTAAACATTCTGGGGTCAAGGGTCACACCAGAGTACATCTTCTTGGTAGTACGCATGTGCTGGGCCATAGATCGCTTGATTGTATCTGGTGTAATCCGAAGGCTAGGGAACTTGCGGTTAAACTCATTCATCTTCCTGCGTACCTCCCTAGCTTCAGAGAAGTTACCAGAACGATTCGCAACATAGTATTTACGTAACAAGTTAGTACGTTGACTGTTACCTGCCCTCGATAACTTCTTCAACTGCGCGTTCACAGCAAGCTGTCGTGTGTATTCGGACGGAGCAAACCCAAGGAATTGCCCTACTAACAACGGTGCAGGTAGATCTTTCACTATGGCATCACCACGCTGCGTTAGCGCACCCTCATTGTAGAATCGGTATGACTTGATAGCGTTGCGTATGGCTGCGGGTGACATGGCTTCTATGCCTCTAGCAAACTCACCTTGCTGGAACATCTTTTCAAAGCCTCGTTCCATTTGCATACCCACACCCACAACAGGGCCACCAAGCACTTCAATCATATCGAAGAAGAGCGATTGGTCTTTTTCTATGAGCCTGTCCCTAAATATGAGATCAGACAGTCCCATACGGCTAGCTACATCCACACCCAAGAGGTAGTTACCTATACCACCATAGAACCCTTCACCTATGGCTTTGCGTACTACCGTGTCTAGCTCTTCGTCTTCGTCACCCTTGAACGTGTTGTACACAAGCGCCACTGCACCGAAGAAGGGAAGTCCTTGTGCTCCAGCAACTACAGCCGATCCACCAAGCACCCCTGCAAATTGGTAACGTGCAGCTTGCTTCTCTGCTTTTGTGCCCCGCACAGAATTGTTAATGAGACTGCCTAGCAACTCCGTCATCTGCACACCGTACCGCTTGTACAAGAAAGCAACTTTGCCTATTCCTGCCTGTGCAAGTCTCGGTGCGGATGCTGCGGCTGTGCCACCGTTGGTAAGTTCGACTTCGTAGATGGCAAATTCAGCGGCTTCGCGCATAGCAGCGTTGTCTATCTTTCTACCCGCTCTCTTCATGGAGTCCAGCATCAAACGGTAGGAAGCAGCCAGTGCAACCTGTCGAGTCATACGCTCACCGTGGTGAAACAAGAATCCAGATACAGCGCCGATTTTACCGCGCACACTGTCGATCTCGTCCAGATCAAGCATGTCGTAGACAATAGAACGGTTTAGCTGACCATGCTCTGTTGCGACTTCGACTAGAACCTTGAACTCTTTTATCTCTGGTGGCATGTCTTTTGAGTCAAAGTCATAGTTATCTAGTGACGGAGCTGACCCTACGGCTGTCTTTTCGACACCATCTTCGCCAATCATGTCCATGATGGCTTGGCGTTTTTTCACAAAAGGCACGTACTTGTATCGCTCGTCAGTCAGACCAGCGTTTCTAAACAGTCGAACGGCTTCTCCAATGGCCTTAGTAGTTTCTTTGAACCCAAACATCTTGCCATCAGCACCGAGTGTACCCGCTAAGTGCGGTGCAATTACCATCGGGAGCTGCGAGAAGTTGACCAGCATGGACGATACGTTGAGGCCCAAGGTCATGGTAAAACCAAAAGTTGTCAGGTTCTTGGCCCAATCTTCAACGTCAGGATTCTTAGCAAAAGAGACTCGTTTTTGCACTTCTCTTACAAATTGTTTAGCTGCTCGCTTGGTTTTCTTGTCCGCTTTGTTGTCTTTTTGTAATGCTGTTAGATCTGCTTCTATTTCTTCCTGTAGTTTTTGAAACTTAGACCCGTACTCTAAACGTACAATCTGTCGCGCTATAGACGCACTTCTGGTTCGCAGCGCTCTGACCATATCGTGATTTGGGTATGTCTCTTCACGTAACAGCCTTGGGTCACCAATGAAGCCGCGATAGCCTTCTCGTCTTCGGAATGATTGTGCAAACGAGCGTTCTGGCAGCGTATCTAAGAACAGTTTTATGATTTCATCTTGTACTGTCGAATCTACTCCGTTCTTGCCCAGTACACCTAACACGTTATTTACAAATGAACCGGCGGGAGCGTCACGGTAGTTTGCTTTGTCAACATTTTCAAAAGGGTTCATATCGGTTAGGTTGATGGCATCACTCATAGCCGTTAACTGCTTCATAGCGGCTGTTCTTGCACTGTCAGTTTCAAAATTTTCTGTGTAATACTCTAACTGTCCGGTCTCAGGGTCTGTTGCCGTGTATTCCAGACGATACTCGCCTTCTCGCAGTAGGGGGAAGAACGGATCAATCGTAGCTTTCTTGTACAGCTTGTTCATCAGTTCGTCGTAGACGTTTCTCTTGGCGTTAGGATCTAAGTCAGTAGCGTCTAAGCGAGCCTGTACCGCCCTCCCCACTTCATTAAACAGCGAGGCGTAGATATTACGTATCTGCTTGTATACCGCTTGACCTTCTTTTCCTAATCTTTCGTAGTCACCACCCTTCCCAGTCATAGCCTTCCACTCTTTCAGCTTTTCAGCGTCATCAGAGTAGGTTTCTTCTGGCTTAGACGGGTCTACGCCGATTAGAGAGCTATACGGCATAAGCCGATTTAGGATAATTACCTTCTCTTTGTTTGTTTTTGCAAACTTAGATATTTTGCTTACGGCAGTGTCTATGGGCCGCTTGAGTTCTAGTAGCCGCCCACCTTCTTCAAGGACAAGTTTTCGTAGCTCGGTTATCTTCGGCACATACTTCTTAGCAACCATCTCTAGGCCGTTAAGACTTAATATACCTAAGACAAAATCCTTAGCCGCTTGCGGCAGCGATACGTCAGACACGGTATCAGCAATACGTTTTGCACCGTCCGAGTTTAGAATCGGCACACTCTTGATGCCTCTGTCTAAGAGGTTACGAGCATCAGCCTCGTTATTAGGAGTAAGTGCAGGGTCGGCTATTTGAGATTTAAGGATCTCAAAACTTTTACCGTCTATGGTTTTATAGGTGGTATTCTTTAGTAGTTCCGTGAGTTCAGTAGTGGGTGGACTTAGTAGAGTATCCTGTATACGCAGTAACTCGTTTAAGGCAGTGTTATCTTTTGGCGGTAGTCCTAGCAGCTTACGTGTTGCGTTTACGACTGCTTCCCACAACGTGCTATCACCTTTACCGATAGTTTTGGTGCTCATGTCATACGGAACACTGTCTAAGTAATCCTGCATGGTTTTATCAGTGAGCGCCCATGTAACAAGTTCATCTGGGTTTTGTAGGCTGTTGTTTGTTCGCTGGTAATACGCTAATAAAGCTGGATGTAAACTTTCTAAGTTGTTGTCTTTTTTAGCTTTAGCAATCTGCTCGTTGCCATATCTTATTACTTTGTTAAATAGCTCACGTATATCGTCGTAATCTTTTCTTATCTTCGTGCCCGTTGGTAACCTGTTACCGGCTCGGATTGTGAGAAACGTAACGGCGTGAATAGCTTCATGTAGAACAGTCCTATTTGTAAGTCCGTTATTTAACGCTAGCGGATCTTTGGTGCGAGCTACGACGACTTCAATAACACCATCAGACTCATATCTAGCGGGATTCATAATCCCTCTAGTGCCACCAGCAACGACATTAAAATCAAGTTCGGCTATTTCATAGCTAAACGTAATTCCTAGTGACTCCATACGTTTTATTAGTTTAGCTACTTTACCCGCTACTAAGGCTTCAAACGGGCTGTTAGCGTTTCTTTGTATATTTTTTAGTGCATCAACTAATGAGCCGCCTTTGGTCTCTTTTAACAGCCTGTTAGACTCTTCAATAATCTCTTTTTCTGTTCGTCCTTCCGCTAGCTGCTCGCTGGTCGCGTAATCATCATCTTTAGCTTTTGAAAATGATGTTTGTCCTAGATCAGGAAATTCTTCTTTAGCTATTCTTTGCGCTTCTGCGGTCTCAACGCCACTCTTTTTAAGTTCTTTGAATCTGGCAGTTTGCGCTTTCTTACGACGATTTCTGGTTACGCGAGCCTCTTCTTCTGTCGGCCCTTCGGCTACTTTTAGCTTAGGTCGTGCAGGGGCTTTCCGCTTGGTCTTAGTTACGCCGATACGTTTGCTTGCTTCTCTTTGCAGCTCTGGCCCTTTGCGTTGCTTCTCTAACGCTGCCGTGGCTTGCTTGGGTGTGCTGCCAAGAATCCTACCTTCTGGGTCGGGTCTATCGGTGGCGACGAACAGGCCATCCTCTTTCTTCATCGTCCTAGTTTCACCGTCGTTAAACGTAACAGTGATTTCACCAGTTTCGGCATCGGGTTGAGACAGGGTGGGTGCCCCTGCCGTTTTCATTTTAATCTTGTCTCTTGTTCTCTGTACTAATGTACGACGCTTTCTTCTTGCTCCTCCAGCAGTTCCCACAGCGCCTCTTCCAGCAGTGTCCACTGGTAGTCCGTCAGATGGCTGAGTGACGGTGGGATCAACTGCTCTTTGCGCGTCTGCATCGCTCGGTGTATCACCTTGAACGCTAACTCTATCTGCTTTTGTTTCGGCTGGTCTTTCGGCTGGGTCAAATAAACCACGTTGCTCACTAGGCACTCCTTCCAAAAGGCGAGTTACGCCCTCTTTAACTTTTGGTTCTTTGAATTGATTTGCTGTTTCTGTGAGGTCTGCTTGCACTCCGGGGTCGTTCAGATCCTTACCTGTAACACGTTGTCGTATTGCAGCATTCTTTTTGAACCCCGCAGTTGTAAGATCCTCTTCAGTAACAGGGCGAGGTTCAGAAGCTGGCTCTGCCTCGGTGCGTTGCCCCCTACGCCCAAGACCTTCAAGAGATGTTTGACGTAATTCAGTGGTGTCACTAATTTCAGGAGCCGTGCGCCTTTCAGGTATTTGCGCTTCTATAGCACTGACATCTGAGTCAGCAGGTACAGGTTCTGCGGGTACAGGTTCTGCACGAGCGACATCTATGACTCGCTGCATAGTGGCAGTTTCAGTCTCTGTAGGCTGTGTATTAGCTATACCCGCTGCTTCTAACGCACGAGAAAACCTTTTTTGTAAAGTGTTGTATTGTCGTGTCGGTTGGTTTTCTACTACATCTAGCAAAATTTCACGACGACGCTCTTCAGATTCTTTAGCTTGTATGGTGTCTAGTTCGCCAGTAAGAGTTTCCTGTTCTGACGCTACACGTTTTCGCTCTTCTTTTTGCTCTTCAATACGCGCTGTTTCTTCTTCAGCGGCAATTTCTTGTTCTATTTGCGCCGTTTCTTCTGCGTCTATTTCTGCTTCTATTTCAGCGGTTTCTAGCTCATCGAACATATCCCGCTGTGTTGTTTCTCTTTTAATTTCAGCAGCGGTTTCAGCAGCTTCATCCTCTGCTATCATGGCTTCGATTTCGGCAGTTTCTGCTCTATCTATATCTGCTTCTATCTGAGCATCTTCATCTACCTCAAATAACTCGCCTTGCCTACCTGACGGTGCGTCTTCTGGTAGCCTTGGAATTTCAGCTAATCTAGCTCTTTCTCGTGCCTCTGCTTGTCTTACACTGTCGCCACCAATAGCAGCGGCGGTGCCTCGGATAGATCCACCTAACAGACCACCAGCAATGCCAGCTTCACGGTATTCTGCAAGTGCTTCTTCATTATCTAGGGGTAGTCCTGCTTGAGCACGTTCTAGTAGTTGTTGGCCCATTTCAGTGGGAGCTTCTACTATCGTACCGGCTGTGGCTCCTTTACTGGCTCTGGTAAATAAACCCCCTGCACGGATAGCTTCGTCTGTAATTCGCAGTCCACCAACCAACAAGCGGTCAGCAATACCGTCGAGTAGTGCTTGAGGTAGTGCAGTAAAGAAAGCCGCACCTTCGTCTACTTCAGTTCTAAGCCCAGCTTCTATAGCGTCTTTCTGGCGCTCACGGTTCATGCCGTAGAAGAACGGTACATTTGCAGTAGTGGCACCGGCAACGCCAGCAACACCAGCGCCTAGCGCCCCCAAACCAACAGCGGGAGCAGCGGCAGCGGCACCGATACCACCAGCAATACCCGCAGCCATAGCGGGTAGAGACTCGCCAGCAATACCGGCTAGGTAAGAGCCAAAGTCTCCAATGCCTTCAATATCGTCGAATCGGGTTTGGAACCTAGACTTGCGCTGTATATCAGCTTCATTCTCAAGGGCTACTTCAGCACCGTATTCTTCAAGACCTTCAAGACCTAGAAGACTGCCTATACCTTCTAATGAAGAGCCTGTAGCTTGCGCTACAAGGTCTGTGCCTATATCTAAGCCTCTACTGAATGAACCTCGTCTACCCTCAACAAGACTTAAACGAGATTCTTCTGCGGCTTCTCTTGCCCTACGCACCCGCTCTTGGCGGTTTGCTAAGTCAACTAGCTCGGCTTTAGACGCGCCAATAGGAGCATCAACTTCTACAGTGCTACCATCTCTGAACTGTAATACTTGTAGTGGCACTTAATTGCCTACCTAACAGGAGTTACATTAACTAAGTCATCTACGCTTTTAAGTCCAAACTCACGCAAATCAGGCGTCTGCGATTCTTTTTTAGGCTCTCCAGTTCCGTAACCTAACCTAGCCTCTGCTTGTGCTATCTGCTCTTGCACTCTTTCTATTAAGGCTTCCATCGCCACACCATTAGAGCTTTCTTCTACTGACACACGAACTTTATTTCTAGTTTTTTCAACTCTTTCAAGTGCCGCTGGGTAGTCGTCATCGTCTAGTTCTAGCCCCGCTAGTTCTGTTTCTGCTTGCAACACTTCTGGGTCAGAAGCGATTTCTGCTTTTAGCGCATCATCCTTTGCTTTAAGTAAGTTAGTAAGGCGAGCGGTTTGGTTAGAAATAAAGGTTTGGGCGTACCCTGCATCTCTTGCTAAACGCGCTTCTTCTCTGTCTAACGCTGCATTTTCACTCTGTGCTGCGGCCACTAAAGTATTTAACCAGTGGCGTTCGTCTTGTTGTGCTCTATCAAAATGTTGTCGAGATCTTTCTCTTGCATCAGCACGATCTTGACTATTCATATTGCCGTATATTTCAGCACTTGTTCTATTGTTTTGCTGTGCCTGTGCAAACGCGCTTTGGTAGGCTGTTTCGCCTGCCTGTCCAACGTCTTTGATAAAGCTAATCTTGTCTATATCTACGTTGTGACGTTCTACAAGACGATTACGTATATCATCTTCTTGCTGCATACGTGTATTAAATGACGCACGCGCTCCACGACCTAATGTAGACCTACTCATAGCCAGAAGTCCTGCGCGTTGAGCGTCCATACCTAGTTTTTTAGGATCTAACTGTTGTCTATCTAACGTTTCTAGCGCATCAAATTTTCTTTGGTACGCTGCTTCGCCCTCTGTCTTACCCATAGCATCGTATGCGCGGTCTCTTGCAGCAATGCCTGCGGCAGCGGGGTCACCTCCCTCAAGACTTTTTAGGGCGTCTTTAAGTTCTTGGCTCGTCTCTACACCCATTTTTGGCGCTGTAGTAGATTGAGGTTTTTCTGATACAGCAGCAGCTAAAGCACTTCTAGCTGTGGGTGGAGCGATGCCTTGCTCAACATCTTGTTTTTGTATTTTTGGTTGTGGTTCACCGGCATCACGAAGCATAAGACCCGAATCTAGTCCGCCTTTTGGCCCCGGCTTTGGTTGTGGTGTAACAGCCGCAATGCCAGCCGGTGCAGGGGTAGGGGCAGGAGGAGTGCGTTGCCCAGTTCGACCACCTTTTATTCGCGACAACCTTACTCGCTTCTCTTCTTCTGCTTTTTGTTCTTTAAGAGCGTTTATTGCTTTCAGTCTGCTTGGGCCACCTTGTTGACCGCCTCTTCTTGGTTTTCTCGGCTGCGAATCTATATAAGCCTGTATTTCTTCTTCTGTAGGCTCATATTCCTCTTCTGCTTTTACCCTTTGCCCTCTATTAAACCCAACTATCCCGCCAGCAGCCATTTGTGAGCCACTCATAGCAGGTAAACCTTGTTTAGCCGTGCGCTGCACGTTTCGCTGTGCGCGTTGATTGATTTGCCCCAACGTACCGGCAGTGCGTTTTGCAACGTCGCCTAGCTTTCGGCCTTGTTCCTGCTTAATCATGCCGAGCACTTCTTGCTCGCGTTGTTGTGCGATGGTTGCAGGGTTCTGTTGCATCTGCATTTGCATCTGGCGTGCGGCAGCTTCTTTCTCAGACTTGAGTTGTTGCAGTGCAAGGAGGTCTACCAACTGTTGACTTTGCTGATATTGCTGCTGAAGGGCTTGTGGGTTGCCTTGGTAGGCTTCTTTTTTACGCTGAATCTCGCCAGCTATACCTTGACCGCCTAGCATTAGTCGTCTCCCCCTGCACCACTACCTTCTTCCTTTTTAGGTATTATACCAAGTAGCTCTAGCAAAGACCCACCGTCACCTAACAACTGACTTATGGTAGAGGGTTGGGTGTAAGAGTAGCTTTGTGCTGTTATTGGCAACCCTTGCAGCAGGGATGATTGGAAAGCCAAGTTTCTGTACGGGAAGTCACGTTCTTCGCGGAACTGCTCGTAGTCTCTAGCAATACCTTCAGCTTCGATAGCACGTTGTTCTGCGCCACCAGCTCTTTGTGCAGCAAGTCCCTCTAAGCCATACCTTCTGTCTCCCGCAAACTGATCTCTGGCTTTGTCATACGCTTGGGAGTAACCCGTTGCACGTATGTTTGCTAATTGTTCGTTTAGATTGCGTTGCCCCTCTGCTTCTACTAAGCCGAGTCGAGATCCCCCAAAAGCACCTACCTGACCCATTTTAGCTGCGTTTGCTAATCGTTGAGCGTCTGCTTGTCGTTGCGCTGCTTGTAGCTGTGGGTTTAGAGCACCTTCTATAAAAGGATTCATATACGACTGTGCAGTCGCAGCGTCAAAATTAGCTGGAGTAGTAGGCATTGCTAAGTTAGCTAGTCCAGTAAAGGCTTGTTGTTGCACATCAGAAGCACCGGCAGATAACGGCCCTGTATAAGCCTGATAAGGCATATCGGCAACGGCTTGCCCCTTACCCAGCATACCAGTGACGTATTCACCAGCATAATCTGCTAACGCTTCTGACTTACCTACTGGATCTCCAGCAGTTCCGCCTGAAGATGGTACTGAAGTAGTGGTGCCGCCTTGATTGTAATAGTACATATTCGCCTCTATGCCGGTAGCATCTTTCTAGGGTTAATTTCTTTACCCTGTTTTGGGTTACCAGTGCGCGTTTTGCGAGTCCGCGACATCATTTCATACAACTGTTTAGCGCCAGCTTCTGAGTTACCGTTGCCTAAATGACTTACTACATCCGCAGGTATAACAAACTCTCCATCACTAAGTCGTGCTTCTTGTCCGTTGTCGATTCTAGCAGGTACTTTGTCTGCCATACCATCAGTAGCACCACCTAAATAGTACCCTGTATTCATGCCAATAATGCCTCCAGCGGCCATCATAGGCTTTTCATCTAATCTGGGTGCTTGTAGTGCTGCCAGCCCTTCTGCTTGTTCTTGCGCTTGTGCGCGAGCTTGAGCCACAGACATGGGTTGACGTTCGGGACGATCTGCATAAATCACATCGCTAAAATAACGTCTACCACCTGATCCGGGGCGACGGTTAGTGTCTTGTTGCATAGGCACGCGCTCTCGCACAGCGGTATATTTAGGAACTTCACCCTGATAACCAACTACAGGAGGCTTATCTCCTAATTGACCAAATTGTTTTAACAGAAGTCCTGCTCCAAGAGAGCCTATACCTTGCCCTAGTTCTGACCCACCAATGAAGTCTGCGGCTGCGCTAACTCCACCAGTTAAACTGTCCCACCAAGTTTGCTTTTTTTCAGACATCTATTTTTCTCCGAGCAATCGCAGTAACTCGTTATTAGATTCTATTATACCACCTTGTTTGCGTCGTACAGGCGGTTGATTAGTGAAAGGCATTACCGGCCCATAAGGAGATACACCACCATAGAACCCAGCCCTACTTGGATCTCCAAATATACTGCCACTACCAATATCATATTGGTAACCAATTTTAGCCACTGGGCCTTGTTTTACATCAACTCTTTGTCCTAATGCGTCATCAGCACCTAACAACATACCAAGAAGATCTCTTTGTCTAGCTTGGTCGGCTTCTTGCTGTATTTGTTGTTGCGTTTGTTGTTGCATTTGCATTTGTTGTTGCTGTTGTTGCTCTAGCTGTTGTTGCAGTTCTTGTTGTTGCTGTAACTGAGAAGCGAACACACCTGTTGCAGCGAAGCGATTGTCGGCAAGCGGGTCTAATGTTGTCTCGCCAGCAAGCACTTGTTCTAGCATTTGCTGGTCTGTTATGTCGATTACACCGTCGCCCGTAACGTCGTAAGTCAGTTGTTGTTCAGTGAACGCAAACGTAGACGGGTCAGCCAGTGCTTCTTGTTGTGCGATAAGGTCAGTAACAAAGTCAACGTCAGCAGACGTTACGTCTTGAGCAGGCTTACCTAGCACTGCGGCTATGGTGTCTATCTCACCACTTAATGCTTCTTCTGTAGTGCCAAGTGCCGTAAGTAGGTCTTCTTC